CCAACTCCTTCGCAGCCTTCCGAGCTTGTGGCGAATCAGCACCATAACCAGCCACAGCCTGATTGAACGCAGCCTGAGCATCAGTAACACCCTGGTTCGCAGCCGTCAATGATTCACCAGCCTTGATTGAAGCCGTCTGGGATTTTTCAAACGCCTTCTGTGCAGAGTTACTTGACTTCAACGCATCCGTGTAAGTCTTGAGTCTGTCGGTTGCTTTCTTTACAGCCTTAGCCACACTGCCCTTAGTGTCATCATCAAAAGTATCTGCTGTGATCTTGCCTGTCTTGTTGAACATACGCTCAGCTTGATCCGCAGTTATCAACTCAGTTTTGAAACGGTTGATAGGTATAGCAACCTTGTCAAATGATGCCCTCAAATTATCAATGTTGACTGCTGTACCAGTCAACGCTTTGTATGCGTCCTTGGCTGCTTCACCTGCTGCGAATGGTACCTTTGCAAAGGCCGACGCAAGGAAATAAGCCTTGTATAAAACATTCGCTACTATCGCTACTGCAACAGCCATAGATTCAAACGCTGCGACAACCGAATCTCCGGCACCGCCAGATTCAAAGATCAGTTGCTGGAATCCTGCAAGCAAACCATCTTCACCTATAACAGTGGTGACTCGTTGAACAGCCGGAGCAACATTGTCAACTAAGAACGTGGCGAACTTATCCAAGTATGGAAGTAAAGCTGCACCAATCGTTTCGACAATCTCACCGAACTGTCCTTGAATGATTTTGATTTTGCCACCGAATGTGTTTGCAGCAGCATCCGCAGCACCACCAAACTGACCTTCCAGAGTTTCCAAAACTTTCCCAAAGTCCTTTGACTTCTTTGTGCTTTCATCTAACGGAATACCAAGTTTCCCCAACGCTGTGAATTGACCAAGGCTGGCCTTGGCAAGAGCCAAGGAAACTGATTGAAGGTCTTTACCTGTAGCAGCGGAGACATCCTGCGCAACATTCAACAGGTTTTGAGATGTCGTCAAATTACCTGTTGAACGAACCAATGTCCCCAACGAGTCACGCAACTCTGTGTCACTAGTTCCTGTACGAAGTTGTGTCACCGAGATATAACGCTCAACAGAATCAGTTAGGTTTTGCTGCTCACCGAAGGTTCGTTTCAACTGCGCAGCCAACAACGCTTGCGACTTCTCATCTTCAGCAGCAGCCTGCACAGCCTTGAATGCAAACGCGCTCACAGCACCGAATGCAGCTGCACCGGCAATCGCCATTGTTTTGAATGACGGCATCAGACTTGACACCTGGGTCTTCAACCCACCCATGCCATCGTTGACTTGCTTGATGCCCTTCTTGTATTGATCAGCGTCAGCAAGGAATCGAACTACGAAGGTACGTGCGCCAGCCATGCGCCAATTCTAGATGACATCCTCACAGGCTGAGCGCAAGGCACGGAAGTCAGCCAACACGGAAGACCACAATGCTTTGCCTTCAAGACCGTCATACTTCGTTAACACTTTTCCTGCATCCCACCACGCATCATTCATCTCAACACCAACCGTGCGCTTGCGTCGAGGCTGAGCAGACTGACGTGGTGACTTTGGTGTTGGGTTCCGAGCAGGTTCGTATTGGAAGTCTGTGTCGATCAACTTGCCTGATTGTTCGTGGAACTCAAACGGTTGATCTGGTGCATGTTGCGGAAGGTAGAAGATACGCGCAGCATCTTTCGTTGCAGGGTCACCAACAAGGTTGAGTCGTTCATGCAACTCAGCCCACACAGCTCTCCACAGCCCTGCTGGTACACGCTCAGCCAACGGTAAAACTAAGTGATAGTGAGGATCGTCTAGTCGATGAGAGTACGTGGAGTAGGCAAGATACTCGTAGCCGTCAAGGTTGGCATTGGCAAACGATTCGCCGTCCATGTCAACGACCAACGCTTCAATGAACCGAACCGCAGTATTACCGCGAGTCCTACCTGGGTAATACTCAACAGGTGACCACAACGCACCATCAGACTTCTTGGCATTCTCCTCATGATGCATCAAGCGTTCCTTGAGGTCAACCCAATTCGTGGCGAACGGCTTCGGCTGAACAGACTTGACCGAATCAAAATAGACAACCATGAACGCCTCCCTATCTACAGGGTAGCGAAACCACAGCCAAAGTCAACGATCTTTTAGTTTGTCTAGAACCCTGTCAATAGCGTTCAAATACTCTTTGGCAATGTTGTCCTTGTTCTTGCGCACAGTAGGCCAGAAGAAATATCCTGTCTTGCCTCGATGCCGAAGGAACTGTGTTGTCCTGCCACCACCCTTGCGAGGCATCTCGGTACCAGCGCGAGACTTAGCCCCAGCAACCGTCCTATTGGATGAGCCAAACTTGCCACCACCAAACTCGGCACCAAAGAACACGTCGCCCCTGGTCACCTTGGTCTTGCGACTTCTGTTCGGCTTTGACTTGGATACGAACCCAGACTTCTCCTGCAACTTGATTGTAGGAATACGGTCACGCTGCGCCCTCAGCCCCTTCATCACTTCCAACGCCTGACGATTACGGGTCACCGATGCAGCCTCAAAGGTTGCTGCGACAACAAGCAGTTCTGCTACACCTTGACTGGCAATACGTGCTTCCTTGTTGAAGTCAGGATATGTCTTAGCAAGATCACGAAGAAAGTCTGCGATGCCTTCAATTTGTACCGGCGCATTGATCGCATCCGATGCACTGTATGTACCTGCACGACCTGCCATACACGAATACTACTTGCCTAGGTGAATGGCTCTCCATCGAAGGTACGCCAACATTGTGAACAGCATTCGTGGTTCTTCTGCCAGCAACACTGAAGGTGCAATTCCTGTCTCGCAAGCGAGATATGAAATTACCCAGTGGGCTGACTGGTCTCCAAAGGGACGATCACTGCGTCTGCGCTATCTCCCACTTCGAGTGCTTCAATCTCATCGCACCATGATTCAAAGTCCAACCCAGTCTTCTTCAACCGTTTCTCTGCATGCCATCCAAGGTATGCAAGATCAGTCAATGTGAGTTCGGCTTCAAACTTGGCGACACTGCGATTGTATTTATTTTCAAACGCAATAAAGTCAGGAAACGCAGCAATGATTGTGCGTTGCTTACTATCTAATGCACTAGTCAAACTGAGTGCGATTTTCATTCTCTACCTCCGCAGGTAAGGGATTGGATTATTTGAAACTACGCGCCAGAACCAGTCTTCGTAATTGCACCAGAGATTGGGAAACTGATGCTCATGGTGGCTAGGTCACCGATAGCACCCTTGACCATCTCATGTGCAGTCGGCAGAACCGAGAACGCATACTGTGGATTCGTGGACGAAGCAGCAGCAGTTCCGTTTGGCTTCACTGTCATCGGTACAGCAGTACCAGCAGTGAACGCATCGAAGAACAACTTCTCAATCGTTGGGTAGTCCTGTTGCAATTCCATCGTGATCGAGTTATCGATCAAGCCTTGGATGCGCGTCACAGCTGACGAACCCATCGAAGTTGTGGCAACCTCAGCAGCACTGGACGACAATGTGATTGACGTTACATACGCCGAGATGTCCGTGTTTGCAGTGCCGTAGGTGACTGCCACGTTTGTGAGGACTTGCTTTGCCATGAGTATTCTCCTGCCTATCGGCGTTCGAGTTGATGTCTGCTCGGCTGAGCCGATGCGATAACACTACACGCCACAAGCATCCAACGGCAAGGGGTCAGGCGTACACCGTGACAACGAAGTCAATCGCCAGATACGTTGCGTCGTTCGCTTCAAGGGTGGAGATGTTGTCAGCAGACTCAACGATCAAGTCCTGCACAACACCACCCAAAGTCCGATCCGACTCGATAGCAGCCCTGATCGAAGTTGCACCGGCATAAGACAGATACCCATCCAACAAAGTCTGTGCAGTGCGCTCAGCCGAACGACCCACCACAACCGACACCGTGAACTTGTGAGTAATCAAACCCCCACCCATAGCCCCGTTGTATTGGATTGAATCCAGCAACGGCCAAGCGAACGGGGTGTTCACATTGTCAGGCTGGTAGGCGTAAGCGCGAAGACCTGACACGGTTGCCAGGTTCGCAGCCAAACCAGTTTTGATCTGGGAGACGGTGGTGGTTGAACTCATGCGAATAGACGCATGCGTCGGTACGGCTCGACGAGCTGTGCCACGTCAGGGTCAAGCGCACGGCTCACCCTGATTGCACCCATGTCACCGAATCCTGCGACACCCAACGGACTGTCATATCGTTTGAAGATTCTTGATGCCTGAATGATTGTTGCCTGAGTAATTGTTTCAGGGACATACGGCCAACCGAAGTTTGCTGTCACCTTCACCAACGCTTGCTCACCATAGTTGGCATTCACAGTTGGGAACAGGTAGTCACCGATTGCACGAATCTTGTCATACGCCCATTCGATGCCATCAAGATTACCGTTCAACGGTTCCAACTGCCAATCGGTTGGACTCCAAGTTGTATCAAAAACACCATCAGCATTCGTTGAAGTTTGCAAAGTGATTGCAGTTCCAGAGATGTCATCTATGGAACAGAAGAACGAATCCTCAGCCTGAAACACGCGAACAGTTGCAGAACCAACAGCCCAGAACTTGCGATTGCAAAAACCGTCAATGAGACGTGATGCAGCACCAGCACAGTTGTCAATCAGTTCGTCATCAATCGTGTCAGCCGTACCGATTCGGAGTGCCGCCTTGATCTGATTGCGTGTGGCGTAGCCGTTGGTGATTGCCATAGGATTCCAATTCTAGTTGATGGACGCTGCTCCACGATACGCAGTACCTTCCAAACTGTAGTTGATAAACGGATTCAACGAATAGACCTGACATCCGTACATCTCAAACAGACGTTGCTTCATGTCGCGCAAATGCAACTCATATAACCCCCAAGGAGTATCGCCCTGCACATAACCATCCACCCGTTCAGCACCACCCAAAGTTCCACAATCGGCACCGACCAACACAATGAACTTCGCACCGAGATATGCAGCCAAGTGCATCGCACCATGAATCCCAGATGACCCGATCACCAGTGAGTTGTCGAGCGTAGGCCAGTCCTTGCCGGAAGGATCAAACGTGCCACCAGGACGACCAGTGGTGGTTGGGAACGTGACAACCTTTGGCAAGAACCCTAGGAACTCTGCGTCGGTGCCATGCTCGCGTTGAGGCGTGAACACAGCGATTGATTCATCGCGCCTCGCTTCCAATACAGAGTCAGCGTGATAGTGGCTGAACACGTAATACTTGCTCAACCCGAACACCGACCCACAGAAGTTTGTTGCCACACAAATCTTGTCATCAAAGAAACTTGGTGCCAGATAGTTCAGTGTTGCACCAGAACCAAACACAAAGATTGTCTCACCCTCATGCACACCTTGATAGTCGATCAATCCCACCCCAAGTCCCTTCGACGCTTCAAGTCCCAATGCCCAGCGTCAGGCATACCTGACTGCCAACGCAACTGATGCAACTGCTGATTCGCTTGGAAACTCCTGCTGTTCTTCTCAGCCAAAGATTCATCCGACCAAATAGTTGAAGAATTATCGTGACCGATCCCAGCCTGCGAAACCTTCACCTCAACATTGATTCGCTCCGCACGTTGCTGGAAATCGTTGTCCTCAAAATATGCTGGCACATAACATTCGCTGAATAGACCGACACGCTCAACCACACCAGCACCCACCCACGCGCACGACCAACCAGGCATCGATCTGGTCAACGTGATCGTGTTCGGTTCACAATCTTTGTAGAACGCTTCAAGTTGACCTGGTTCAAACCATGCGTCAGAGTTCAACAGAATCCAACCGTCTGCGCGAGGTGTTGCTTTGATACCCAAGTTCCATGATGGTGCCACACCAAGGTTCGTTGGCATCCTCCACAGATACCAGTTCTGAATGTATTGCCAAGGCGCAGTCCACGCCAACATGTCAGCGTCATACCCATCGCCGTTGTCAATGATGATGAGCTGCTCGACAGGATAGTCAATCGAACGGATCGCCCGTTCCATCAAGTCATACCTGTTCAGGACTGGGATGATGATGACTGGCACCATTCGGACAACCCTTTCATCACAGGCTTCCAATGAGCGTCCCAGACGCGATCAGCGTCGTATGGGGCTGCAAAGTCCACAGCCACCTTGTCAACGCCTCTAGGCGCGTTGTAGGACTCTTTCAGGGCATCCACAAGGGAACCCACTTGAGGAGTACAGAACCAAGACTTCTGATGATTATCCCAGAACGGTTGCACCTCCACAGCCCACCCCGAACCAACCAACTCCGGCTGAGCCGAGAAGTCAGACACAATCACCCTGGTGCCACAAGCCTGCGCCTCGATCACAGCCAAACCGAAACCCTCACCCATACTTGCTGACAACAACACATCAGCCGACGCATACATCATCGCCACAGCCTGCTGAGGGAAACCAGTCCGATACGAGTACTGATCAACAAACTTGTACTGATCCTCACGAATCCCACACGCAGCCAACAACGCCACCAAGTTCACCCCACCCATCGCCCCATCCTTCTCCG